ACCGACCTCTCTCCCAGTTAAATGTCGCTTGCGCGTTGATGCTGGGGGTTCACGAGAGAGGTCCCAATTCAGGACGGGATGTCAGTCAATCATACTTCGCCGTTTCTTTTCGGCGTTGCTTGTTGACTGATAGGTGTTTACGGAATCGGTGGAACCTGGGGGTAAGTGTATTTGCAGTTTCCCGCCCTTCTCTGTGATCGTGGCCGTCGCCTTTAGTGCCGGATAAAGTGGTCTAAAGATCATTTCATCCAGTGCCATTGGCGGCGGTAATGTTTCTCTGGGGGGCGTCCAGAGCCTGGCGTTTCTCTTTAACGCGTGGGCTGCATCTACAGTGGTTAGCTCTTTGAGATCTTCCAGGGTAACGGAGGAGTCAAAAAGGACGTCGAGGCACTTAAGCCCGATCAGTTGATCGTAAGCTTCTGTGCCAGGACCTCTTTTCTGTACGTACTCTGTGGCCAATGCGAGGCCTTTCTCAGCTAATCTTCTTATCTTCCAAGTTCTTTTCCCTCTGAGAGGAATCGGTCTTGACTTCTTCCAGTTGAGAACGATTCGGGTTGCCATGCGCCTGTCTAATTCCGAGGGCCGTCTTTGTGCGGTTATGGGGAGGCCTAAGCCGCCGAGCCACTCTGGTACAAACCAGGGGACTCGTGTCTTCTCTAGGAGAGGTCGGTTGAGGTCCAAGAAGTTTGTATACACTCGCTCACGCAGGTCCGCTGGGGAACTGTTGAGTAGAGTTCTCGCCCGTGCGGCGAGATTCTTGTACTCTGACGCTAGGTCATCGAGACCGAGGCGTTCACCTGACCTTTTTACTCCGTGGAGAAGTCCCATATTCACATAAGAAACTGCCTCGTAATGGACTGGCCGGACTGGGGCGTCGGGGTTCGACGAATCTGTGCTGAGGAGGCTGTACGGCTTCTCGGCTCTGTATAGGAAATTGGTGGAGTTCACTTGACAAAACGTTCCCGATCGGAACGTCTTTCCAATTGACTCTTTCAATCCTGCATAGGCCGAGATTTTCGTCCAGAATCCGTAGGTATTTTTACTTCCTTTGATGAGAAGGTCGTCTCCGTTGATAAGGAGACGGCAGTCAGTCAATAGGAAGGGCCTATTTTCAGCCAATTCAATCGCCCATCGGCACACGGCAGCGTTGATCAGACAGAGTACTGGGAAAGACGAGATGGAGCCCATTAATTGGCCTCTTTCTTGCCTTCTCAGTCTCCCCGTCGTTGGGTCCTCTATCCAGTGCCCTATCAGCGAATCTGTGTACAGTTCGGATTCTTCCGGTGTCAGTTGTAGGCATCGGCAGATTTCGTCTGCCACAATTCGTGAAGTATCTGGATCGAGGTTGTCTGTCGCCGCTTCGTAGTCTCCGGAGATAAATTCTTCGTTGACTCCCAGTCTGTTTCCAAGCGTGTGTGAGAGAATTGCTGCGGAGACCGGTTCACCGATCAAGCGAAAGACCTTCTGTTCCCTGAGGTGTGAGTGTATTTTCTTCTGGAGGGCCTTTAACACGAATTGTGTGTAGGGCTGTCCTTTGGAAATTACACGAACCTTTAAGGATTCTGGAAGACCTTGTAGCTTGACTGAGTTGGTCTCGAGCATTGCCCTCTTAAGGCATCTCCACCACAGCTGTTTGAAAGCATCTCTCAGTCCCTCACTTCCCTCAATTTCATTCACTTTCTCATCCTCCTGCTCCATCTCCTCATTTGAGGTGGGGTAGCTGGCGACGCGTGTTCTAAGGTAGCCTCCCTGTTTACGGAGGTCGCTCCAGAACTCTGTGTCTTCCAGGAGAGTGCCGAGGCTTCCTGCCTCGGATCGAGAGTTAATGTAGTTGGCTGAGCTGGATGGGAAAAGCGGGCGTATCCGATCTGCCCAAGTGAACTCGGCTCCTTGCAGTGCCTCACGGACGGTTCTACGGAGTTGGAACTCCATAGTCGTCGCGTTAAGGATTGCGAAGTCCCGAATCTTTGGGTGAAGAAGGTCTACGTCCGCCCAACTGACCATCCACTCTCTGGGCTTCTTGTAAGGGGGTTCCGTCAGTAGTTCGAAAGTCTTTACTTCTCCCTTTGCGACCTCTGCCTTTGAGGGACGGGGCATTCCCTTCTTCGATTGTAAAATCGAAGAAAGGAGTCCCATTCTCTTCTCGGGCTCCAGATCGTGGAGTTGTTTTTGTAAAAACCTTCCGGCGACTGCACCTAGGAGGTGCTGGGGTTGATCGTCACGCGAAAATGGTTTCACTGGGAGAGTTGCCTGATGAGTGTGGAATGCGAAGAACGCCGCCAATTTATATTTGACGACTTTCATCCATCCGCACTCTCTTGCAGCTTCTATCCAATGGGCCAGTGTCCGCGATTGATCACCTCCAGTACCCTGCATCCCGTAAAGCTGGAGCACCTCAATCAACGTTTCGATTGAGGCCTTCAGTTCCTGATAACCTTCCCGGGTCTCGTACCCCGGGGGAGTATTGTCTACCATGGGCG